AGGAGCGATGCCAGATGCAACGGCAAAACCAAAAGACGATCGGCGCGAGCCGGACGATGATGATTAACCCCCGCGCCAGCCTGGCGGGTGTCGATGCGGCAAACGGTCAGTGCTGGTACGAAATCCGCGCGCTGTCTGCCGGGCGCGTCGAAATCTTCCTCTATGACGTGATCGGCGGCTGGGGCATCACAGCCCAGCAGTTCGTCGCGGACTGTAAAGACGCCGGGGTGTTTGACGCCAGCGCGGTGGATTTGCATATCCACAGCCCCGGCGGTGATGTCATGCAGGGATTTGCCATTTACAACACCCTGTCGCGGCTGAAAGCGAAAGTGGATATCTGGGTAGACGGGGTGGCGGCCAGCATGGCCTCAATGATTGTCTGCCTGCCTGGCGCCACGGTGCACATGCCGGAAAACGCCTGGATCATGGTCCACAAACCGTGGGGCGGGATCGCCGGGGATTCTGATGACATGCGTGATTACGCCGCGTGGCTTGATCGTAACGAAGCCCTGATGCTCAGCGCCTATATGAATAAAACGGGACTGGGGCAGGAGGAGCTGGAAGCGATGCTGAAAGCGGAGACCTGGCTTAACGGGGCCGAGGCAGTGGAGAAAGGTTTCGCTGACACGCTTGAACCTGAACTACAGGCTGCGGCCTGTGTGAATGAAAATAAACTGAAGGATTACCAGAACATGCCAGAACAGATTAAATCTCTTTTTGCGCCGCGTGCCGAAGCTCCGGTGAATCAGCCACAGCAGCCTGCTCCGGTACAGCAGCCCGCGCCGGTACAGGCGAACCTTAACCCGCCAGCGCCACAGCAGCCCGCGCAGCAGATGACTAATATCGATATCACTGCGCTGGCCCAGCAGCTGCAACAGCAGATGCAGACGGCAAACGCGGAACGCGTGAACACGGTTTCCGCTGTTTTTGAGGCGTTCCCGACCTTCGCGACACTGAAGGCGGAATGTCTGGCCGACTTCTCCTGCACGGCGGAAAAAGCCCGTGACAGACTCCTCCAGGCGCTGGCGGCAGGAACTACGCCGAGTGCCGGTCCGGGTGCTATTCATCTTTATGCCGGAAACGGCAATCTTGTCGGTGACTCCATCCGTGCTGCGGTAATGAGCCGCGCGGGCTATGCGCAGGCTGAAAAAGATAACGCCTACAACGGTTATACCCTGCGTGAACTGGCGCGAGCTTCCCTTGTGGATCGCGGGATCGGTATTTCAGGCGCAGGGACTGCACAGGCGATGGTCGGCCTTGCGTTTACCCACAGCAGCAGCGATTTCGGCAATATCCTGATGGATGTGGCGCACAAGGCGGCGCTGATGGGCTGGGACGAGGCCACAGAGTCATTCGAACAGTGGACCCGTAAAGGTACCCTGACTGATTTCAAAACCGCGCATCGCGTCGGTCTGGAATCACTTGCATCGCTTCGCAAGGTCCGCGCCGGGGCGGAATATAAATATGTCACCATCAAAGATCGCGGCGAGCCGATTGCGCTTGCGACCTACGGCGAACTTTTCAGCATTGACCGCCAGACCATCATTAATGATGACCTGGACATGCTGACCCGTATCCCGCAGGCAATGGGCCTTGCAGCGCGTGCCACCGTGGGCGATCTGGTGTGGGCAGTTCTGACCAGCAACCCAAAAATGTCCGACGGCAAGCCGCTGTTCCACGCCGATCATGGCAACCTGGTCTCCGCCGATCTGAGTATCGAAGGCCTCGATACAGCGCGTAAGGCGATGCTGCTGCAAAAATCAGGCGACCGCCGTCTGAACATTCGCCCGGCCTACATGCTGACGCCAGTGGCCATCGAGTCCCGCGCTAACCAGCTGATCAAATCTGCAAGCGTACCGGGCGCGGACGCGAACAGCGGTATCGTTAACCCGATCCAGAACTTTGTGACGGTGTCCTCTGAGGCTCGCCTCGATGACAGCAGCCCGACGGATTACTACCTGACTGCCGCACAGGGACGCGACACCATTGAGGTGGCATATCTGGACGGTATTGATACGCCATACCTTGAGCAGCAGCAGGGCTTCACCGTTGACGGTGCCGCGTTCAAGGTACGCATCGATGCCGGGGTGGCACCGCTTGACTGGCGCGGCATGGTTAAAGTCACCAAAAAATAACGACCGTCATCTGACGGTTTTTTTTTACGGGGCGGCACGTGCTGCTCCTTTTTGTCTGGAGAGAAAAATGGCGAAAAATTTTCAGCAGGATGGCAATACCCTTGATTTTCAGAATACCGGTGCGACCGATATCCATTCGGGAGAAGCCGTGCTTTCAGGTGCGCTGGTGGGCGTTGCTCACGACGACATTCCGGCTGGGTTGTGGGGTGTGCTGCATACCACTGGGGTGTTCGTCCTGCCAAAAGCAGCGGAAGCGGTCACTGTTGGCCAGAAGCTCTATCTGGCAGACGGTAAGCTGACTGTGGAAGCGGGTGAGGAGGCAGCTCCGAATCCTCTGGTGGGCACGGCCTGGGCTGAGGCGGCGGCTGATGCGGATTCTGTTCCGGTCCGGCTTGGTTACTGATGAACCGCTTTAGGCAACGCCTGTTAAAAGCGGATGCCCGGATATCCCGGGCATTTGCCGAAGAGGTGCCTGCTGTCCTTTCTGTCGGCGCCGAGTTGCGTCCTGTTACAGTGATTTTCGAGACGCCTGATGTCCCGGTTGACGTGCCCGGCGGGGGGCAAATTCAGGATCGCTCTCCGGCCTTCAGCGCGATGACCACCGATATCGTGGGGCTTGAGAAGCACCACGGCGTGGAGATCAACGGCACGGCTTATCGTGTGACGCACATTGGCGCTGATGAAGAAGGCCGCACCCGCGTCACGCTGGCGTATGGCGCACCGGGTAAGGTGCAGCCGGACATCAACAAGTGGAGCTGATATGGCGCGTGAGTCCAGACTGCGGCGGGATTTGCCCGTCGATATCGATGTGGATGCCATCTGGCGGATAGCGGAACACATCGGTGCCACCCATAAACAGTTTCGGGCAGCGTATTCCCGTGCGCTGAAACGTACCGCCGCCACCTTGCGTAAAAAAGCGATGGCTGACCTGAAAGACGGGCTGGCGCCGCGCAGCATAAATCTGGTGCGCCGGCGTCTGCTTTCCTTTCGTCTTGATCGCGCTTCTCAGTCACAACTGGATAATTTTCGTCTCTGGTTTGGTCTCAATGCCATCAAGGTAAAAGACCTGAAAGGCAGGATTAACGGGCGGGTGAGGCCTCACCATACCCGGCGGGATAAATCCACCGGGCGGTATATAAAGGCGCGGCGCCAGGCAGAAAACGCCGGATTCACCCCAAAGGGCAGCCTGCTATCCCCGCGCACATTTGAAAACGGGGAAGTGGCGCGCTCCCGCCGTGAAAACCGCCGGACGGTGGTTATTCGCGATCCGGATACCCGCCGTACCCGCGAAGCGGAAGTCGATATTTATGAGCCGATGCTGAATTACATCGAAGATAACGCCTTTGCGGAGGCGATGGAGATTTTTATGCATCACTTTGAAACCGATCTGCGCGGGCGTGTGAAAGCCCGTATTTCTGTCTGAGGTGGACTATGGCTGAGCCATTACTGCTGGGGCAGTATCACGATGCTGTCACCGGCGCGCTGAAAAAAATTGCGTGGGTGCGTGACGCCGATGCCTACCCGGAAAAAAACGTGCCCCGCTTTACCGGACTGGCCACCCCGGCGGTCTATTTCTCCATAAACGGCTGGGAGCAGGGCGGCGGCAACGAGGGACAGCTTAATGTGAATCTGTCCTGCGATTTGTTCGTTGTGGTGGACGCGGCAGGCGCTGGCGTCAGCCGACCCGAAATTTTCCTGCGCACGGCGGCGGCGGATATCACGCAGTGGATTGATGGCCAGCAGTTCGGCCTGACCAGTCTTGAGCCAGCCGTCTTTATCGATGCGTCACGCGATGAGTTTGATCCGCGCATGGATGATTACCTGGTCTGGCGGATCTCCTTCACACAGTCAGCAGCCTTTGGTGCGGATCCGTTTGCGCAGTTTAATTCTCCACTGAACGGCGTCTGGCTTGGTAAGGCTCCGGATATCGGGCGCGCGCATGTGGACGATTATCAGCTGATTTACGAGGCGAAACCCGATGAGTGATATCGAGGGCGATTTACAGCGTCGCCTGGCGAATATTGTGCGGCGCGGGGTTATTCATTCCGTTAAGCATGACGGTATACCGAAGTGCCGGGTGGATCTGGGCGACATCACCACTACCTGGCTGCCGCTTTGCCAGGGCTTTTCCGGGGCAAACCGGGCTGACTCCAATCCGTATGCGGTCGGGGATGCGGTCACGGTGCTGTCGGAGGCGGGCGAGCTGAATAATGGCCGGGTGTTTCCCGGCTGGAATACCGGCGGTCTGCCGGTACCGGAGGGCAGCGACAGCGAACATATCACCCGCTACGGTGACGGTACCGAGATCCGGTATGACCGTGCCGCGCATGCCCTGACCATCACGCTGGCGGAGGGCGGGACCTACAAAATTATCGGAAAGGGAACGCTCGATGGTCCGGTGGAAATCACCGACACCCTCACAGTTCAGGGCGTTACGCAAATCAATTCCGACACGAATGTGAAGGGAAACATCGGTGCAACACAGGAAATTTCGGACGGTACCGGGAAAATGAGCGGGATCCGCGAAACCTACAACGGCCATAACCATAAAGAAAATGGTGATGGCGGCGGAACCACGAATCCCCCCAATCAAAAAATGTGACCTGCCGCGGCAGGTTTTTTTATGCCTGGAGAAAATAAATGGCGAATTTACATGGTGTGGAAACGATCGAACTGACATCCGGTACGGTCGCGGTCACGACGATCCAGACGGCCATTATCGGCCTGGTGGGTACTGCGCCTGATGCCTCTGCCGGAACGCCGGCCAGTGCCAGCACAGGAACCCCGATTCTGGATAACGTTGTGGATTTTGCCGCGACAGTTGCTGGCAGGGCAGGAAACGTGGTGGTGGTTGAGGCTGTAGCCAGTATCCCTGATGAAGAAAATCCCGCAGCGATTGAGACTTCTGCCGTCTGGAATACGGAGGCATTAACGCTGACTATCACGCTTGGCTGCGATGAAACCGGCAAGCTGACGGCAACCCCTTCAGCCGTGGCCACTGCCGTGGGCGCGGTGGATGATGTGAAAGTCACCGCAACGGGAAGCGGGAGTGGCGTGGTCACACCGTTCCGGTTGCAGCTGGCAGGCGGCGAAGATGAACCTTTCCCGCTGAATACCCCTGTCGCGATTGTCGGAACCTCGATGCTTTCCCGGCTCGGTGAAAAAGGCACGCTGAAACAGGCCCTGATGGAAATCAATGACCAGCGAAATGCCCTGACGGTGGTGGTACGCGTGCCTGAAGAAGCCGATGCAGCGAAACAGCGTGCGGCGGTGCTGACAGGGATTGGCGCGCTGTCATCTGCACGATCCGTGACGACGTACCAGCCCCGTATCGTGATTGCGCCGGGGTTCAGTGAGGATGATGCCGTGGGCAAGGCTCTGGAAACCGTTGCCGGCAAGCTGCGGGCGGTGGCGTATGTTGACTGTGCCGCTGGTGCTAAGCTGCAAGAAGTGGTCCAGCGCCGACAGTCCTATGGTACCCGCACCGAGCTGCTGCGCCCGCGCGTACAGGTCAGCAATGCCGACGGCCAGCTGGTCTATCGTCCTTACTCTGCGTTTGCGGCGGGGTTGCGTGCCCGAATCGACTTTGAGAAGGGCTGGTGGTGGAGTAAATCCAACCAGGACATCAATAATATCCTCGGAGTGGAACAGATCGACGAGTTCATTCTCGGCGATGAAAACTGCGATGCAAACCTGCTCAACATGCAGAACGTCTCTACCATCATCCGCCGGGCAGGGTTTAAGCACTGGGGCAACCGTCTGTGCGGTACCGATCCACAGTGGCGCTTCGAATCGGTTCGCCGAACCGCAGACGTCATTGAGGACAGTATTCAGGAAACGATGCTGGAATACGTTGATCGTCCGCTGGACCGGGAGAATGCCGACGACATTATCGGCACCATCAACGCCTATATGCGCCAGCTGGTCGGCCTCGGGGCCATTTTCGGTGGTCGCGCCTGGCTGGATGAAGAACTTAACACCGCTGAGAGCATGGCGGCGGGCGTGCTGTACATCAACTATGACTTTGGTCCGAAATCGCCGACTGAGCTTATCAGCCTGCGCGTCCGGGTGAATAACAACTATGCGCTTGAGGAGATGCTGGCAGCATGAGCGAAAAAAACACATTACGCGTCTGGACCTTCTTCCGGCAGGGGATCCGCATACAGGGGGCGCATGAGTTTACTCCGCCGGCATTGTCCATTGTCAAAACGGATTTGCGTACCGGCGCACAGGATGCGCCGTCCCCCGTTGATGACGGCATGGAAGCACTCACCTGTCAGCTGAAGTTTTACGGTGTGGACGTGGATATGCTGACCGCTTTCGGTTTTGTCAGCGGCAGCCGTCCGCGCTTTACGGCCTATCAGGGCTATCTGGCTAACGGTACCGCGCTGGGTACGATCGAGGAGATCGAAGGCTTTGTGCAGACCGTCACTCCCGACGCGCGTGGCAAGGACAGCCTGTCCGAAAATGCCGTCACGGTGGAAATCGCCGTGAGCTATTACCGTCAGACCAAGGACGGTCGCGAGCTCTTTGAGATTGATACTGAGCGCTTCTCGCGCCGGGTGAATGGCGTGGATGTTCTGTCCGGTCTGGCGGCAAAAGTACGGCTTTAACTTCAAACAATCTTACAACGGCCTGCGGGCCGTTTTTTTCTGGAGATCAACATGTCTTTTCCTGGTGAAACCCGCGTTATCAAACTGTATTCCCCTGTTTCCTTTGAGAACGGCGGCCTGCTCGAACAGGTGACGCTGCGCGAGCCGCTGGTCCGTGACCGCATTGCCTTTTCCAAAGACCGCGGCAGTGAAGAAGAAAAAGAGGCGCGCATGATTGCGCTGCTGTGCAACCTCAGCGAACAGGATATCTGGCAGCTGACTGCGGCAGATTATGCCCAGTTGCTGGACGCGTTTAATGTTTTTATGCTCCCGCCCGAGAAGCGACCGAAAGAGGGCTGATGCGGGCGATACGTTTTCTGGGACGGCGCCTGCATTTTCCCATGACGGAATATCTGGATATGCCGTTCAGTGTGTTTTCTGATTTTCTCACCGACGAAGTGGAGGCGGTAAATCGTGGCCGGATTAAGCCAGAACCTTAAGGCCGTCATTACCTTTGGCGGCAGTATCGACAGCTCCTGGAGCCGTTCAGCGAACAGCCTGCAAAAAAGCCTGAAGGACGTCGGAAAGCAGTCAGAAAAACTGACGAAAGACCAGGCTAAGCTGGCAGCAGAGATTAAGCGTGCGAAGCTGGCCGGGCAAAGTCTTGGCGATCTTAAACGGCGCTACAGCGACGTCTCCCGTGAAATCCGCAAAACGGAGTCCGAACAGCAGAAGCTGAATCAGCAGATGCAGAAGGCACAACGGCTGGCAGCCTTCAAGGGGGCAGGGAAAGGGCTGTTTCGCCGTGGCCTTGGTATGGCCGGTCAGTTGGGCGGTATGGTGGCGCCAGGGCTGGCGATCGGCGGCGGTGGCGTGGTGGCTTCCGCCCTGGGTACCCTGATTGCCCCGGCGGCCACCAACGCGGAGACGGCCCGGCGGGCTGGTGTGGCGAAAAGTTATGGCGTCGATATCCCGACGTTTGATGCCTGGGACACGCTCGCGAAGCAGTACGACATGAACGGGGAGAACATCGGCGACCTGTTCGAGGAGTATCTTCACAAGGCAGGAGAGTACAAGCAGAACGGCAAGCAGGGTTCCCTTCAGGATGCGTTTGAAACCCTGGGATTTAAGGCGGGGGATTTTGCCGGCCTCAGCGATATGGCGCAGTTCGAAAAAATCGTCGAGCGTGCGCTCAGCATGCAGGACGAGTCGAAAGCGTCGTTTGCACTGGATTCGCTGTTTGGCGGCGAGGCCAGCAAACTGCTGATGTTGCTGAAGCAGTCCGGCAAAAGCTACCGTGACCTGATGGACGAGCAGCGGCGTTATAACCTCGTCACGAAAGAGGGGGCTGAAGGGGCGATGGAGGGCAACCGCGCCATCACCAGCCTGCGCACGGTCTTCTCCTCCGCTGTAGCGGAAATCTCAGGGCAGCTGGGAAACGAGCTGGCACCAGATATCCGCCGGCTGACGGATGATATGGCGGAGTGGTTTAAGGGGGGCGGGATCAAACGCATTGTCAGTTTCCTGCGTAATGATCTTTACCCCGGCGTGCTGACGTTCGGTCAGGGCATTGTGTTCGTCGGGAAAGTGGCCTACGCGCTGGCAAAAAAACTGTCCTGGCTTTTACCGGATGAGAGAAGCGATCAGCGGGACGTGCTCAAATCGCTGGCCATGACCGGCTCGGTTGATATGGCGCGCATGACGGCGCAACGCAATGGTCAGGGCGAATGGTTTGAGCAGCAGCTGAAGGAAAAGCCGGACCTGCCTGATGATGTGAAAAAATCGTACCGGGACACCCGGGGATTTTTCCGCGACGACGATGACACCTTTAACAGTACGCTCGATAAATACGTGACGCCGGAAAGCAGCGGCGCGCCGTTCTCCTGGGATTCAGCACTGAACCAGAACCAGGAGACGTCTGTGCAACCGGGACATGAAACATCCGACAGCACTGCCGGCGCCTGGAATAACTACAGACTTCCTTCCTTTCCCACGTTTGAAAAAAGTAGCGTCTGGCCCGCAGCGGAAAAAGCGAAAGGATCCGGAGAGTCGCGTAATCCCTTTTTTGATATTGAACGCCACCGGGATAACAGCGCAGATTTTCTGCTTTATCAGCCTGAAGTTTCCTTGCCCCTGTCTCCGGCCCCGGAGCCTGCCTCGCCAGCAGGCCTGTCAGACGAAGAGGGGGGCAGCTACTGGGAAACATTACTACAGAAGCTGGATAGTGCGGACAAAGCGCCGCCTCCCCGACAACTGACCGACAACCGTCGTTTCGAATTTCATTATGAAATACATGGTGCACCTGGTCAGGACGAAAGGGCGATCGGGGATGAAGTTGTCGCGGTGACTAAAACCAGTCCGGTATTTAATGGTGACAGCAGCATGCTGGACGGAGGACAAATCTGGTGAGTGAAATCATTCCTGTCTTTGAAGACTTCGGGCAGCTTCAGTCAAGCGCTGTTCGGGGGGCTCAGGCCGCCCGGGTGATGATGATGCTGGGCGATTTTGCCTTTTCGATCGACACCACGGCATACAACCAGCTGACCCGAGAGGCCAGCTGGCGATGGAGCGAACAGGAGCGGATCGGGAAGCAGGATTTATTGCAGTATACCGGCAAGCCCGGGCGAACCGTCCGGCTTGAAGGGGAATCGCATGCTTTCTTTCGTAAGGGGGTGGATGCTGTTAACGATCTCTTCGACCTGGCAGACCAAAATAAGCCTCAACAGCTGGTCAGCGGTGAAGGAGATGTCCTGGGCTGGTGGGTGGTGATCGACTTCTCAGATACGACCAGCCGATTCCTGCCTGGCGGCGGCCACCGAAACAAAAACTGGACGATGACGCTGAAACATTATGCCGATGACATATCAAACCCGTGACGGTGATGTGCTGGATGCGATCTGCGCGACGCATTACGGCACGGAGAACCTCTCTTATAGTGTGACGCAGGTTCTTGAAGCGAATCCTGGACTGGCTGACCGTGGGGCCGTTTATCCGTCAGGTCTGTATATCACTTTACCGGATCTGGCTCCGCCGGTTCAGGCTTCCGCTTACAGCCTGTGGGATTAAAAATGGCAGATCAGATTGTTAAACCGGAATATGCTCCCGCTTTCAGCGTCAGCGCTGAAGGAAAAGATATTACCCGTGCGCTGCAACAATGCCTGGCAGAGCTGACGCTGACTGATTACGGCGGCGCTACGGCAAAAGCGGATGAGCTGAAAATCACCCTGCTGTCAGAAACGCTTCCCTTACCGACAAAAGGCGCACGGCTACGTCTGGCGCTGGGCTTTAACGACCAGCTGGTGGATAAGGGCTGGTTCGTGGTGTCCGGGGTTGGCAGCGGCGGCCCGCCCCGTCGTATCGAGATTTATGCCACCGCTGCGCCAATGAACGCACAGAAACAGCCCGGTGATGTGCTTAGCCAGAAAACCCGCAGCTGGGATAATCTGCGACTGGCGGATTTGGTTAAAACGGTAGCGACTGAAAACGGACTGGTACCAAAAGTGGCCGCAGAGCTGGCCGATATCCATATCGACCACGTTGACCAGGTGGCAGAATCGGACGCCAATCTGCTGACGCGCCTGGCCCGAACATGGAATGCTGTCAGCAAACCGTCGGGCGGTTACTGGCTGTTTCTGCGTCAGGGAGCCACGGCAAATGCTTCCGGCGAACAGACCGCAGCTCTGATTATCACACCAGAAGAGGTGTCAAACTGGTCTTACAGCGAAGGAGAGCGGGGCAGTTCGACAGGGAAGGCCACCGCCAGCAGTGGTAAGTCTTCAGGCAAAATCGCCGTACGTTATTACGATGAGGCTGACGGGAAGACCAAAACCTCATCAGTTGAACATGATGGTCCCTCGATGGCGAACCCTTACACCCAGCCGGTAAAGGCCACCGCAGACCAGCAGGCCAAAGCGAAAAAAACGCAGGCCCGCCGTAATGAACAGAAAATGACAGTAACCGGACCCTGCCGACCGAAACATGTTCCCCTCACGGCAGAATCTGGCGTATCCACGTCCGGATTTGGCGAGCGGGAAGACCGCGCCTGGGTGGTTGAGTCACTGGTGTTTTCCCTGACGCCCGCCGGGTTCAGCTACACATACAACCTGGTGGTTGATATTCGCAAGCCTGCGAAATCCTCAAAAAAATCCGGCAGTTCGGATAAAACTGGCCCGAATTACTTCGGCTAACACGCCGCCGCCCGGCGACCCTGATACGGAAAAAAATTATGAACGGTGTAAACAGCCGGACCGGGAAACGCCTGTCCGGTAGCGACCATTTGCGCCAGTCCGTCAGCGATATTCTCTCCACGCCTGTCGGCAGCCGCGTGCTGGTGCGTGATTATGGCAGCGACCTGTTTTCGCTGGTGGACAATCCGCGTGATGACCTGACCAGGCTTCGCATTATCGCCGCGACCGCCTCGGCGCTGGCGCGCTGGGAACCCCGGCTTAAGGTCACGCGCGTTGTCGTTTCTTTCCCGGCTGACGAAACGGGGTGTGTGGTGGATATCGAAGGGATTAACAAAGAGAACAATCTTCCTGTCAGCACCGGAGGCATATCGATTTATGGCAAGCAGCTATGACGTGATTAACCTGTCCGCCCTGGCGGTGCCGGATGCCATCGTGGTACCGGATGCCGCCGACATTTTTACCCGCTGGCTGGCGCGCCTGCGTGAACTGGACCCGGAATTTGATGCGCTGGTGGAATCTGACCCGGCGTATAAACAGGGTGAAATCAACGCCTACCAGCTCACCCTGGCGTTCCAGCGGGTTAACGACGCAGTACGCGCAGTTTTCCTTGCCAGCGCCAGAGAGGCCGATCTCGACCAGCTGGGCGCGGGCTTTAACGTTTCCCGTCTGGTGATTAATCCCGGTGATCCGGATGCGGTTCCACCTGTCGATCCTGGTTATGAAGACGACGAGGCTTTCCGGGAACGTATACAGCTTTCGTGGGCGCAGCTGAATACGGCCGGCGCGCGTAACGCTTATCGCTTTCATGCCAAATCGGCGGATAACGATGTGCTGGATGCGGACGCCTACGGGCCCGAAACCCATAACCGGCCCGGCGAGGTGGATGTGTACGTGCTCTCGCGAACCGGCAACGGCGAGGCCGGGGGTAACCTTATCGAAAAAGTGATGAATAAACTGAGCGCGGATGAAGTCAGGCCGCTCACCGATTTTGTCAGTGTGAAGAGTGCCAGTATCGCCAGCTATACCGTTAAGGCTGAACTTGAAATACCAGACGGTCCGGATGCACAGACGGTACTGGAAAACGCGATAAATACGCTGACGAGCTACACACAGCTTTCCCATCGCATTAATGCCATCGTACCGCTTTCCGCGATTTACTCAGCACTTCAGCAGCCCGGCGTATCCAGAGTTAAGTTGCTCAGCCCGACGGCTGATCTGGAAGCGGCAGCAGGACAGGCCCCGTGGTGCAGCGCGATAAACGTCACCCGTAAAGGAGGAGTGAGTGGATAAATTTCGATCTCTGCTTCCGCCTTCAGCTATTCACCCGGAACGGGCGCAGGAACAGGCAAGCACAGAGCTGATCACGGCGCTGGATACTGACATGGTACGTAAGGTGAAAAATCCTGATACCTGTCCCGCACATTTGCTGCCATGGCTGGCCTGGGAATTCGCGGTGGATTCATGGGAGGAGGCCTGGACCGAGGAAGAAAAAAGGCAGGTGATCAGGGATGCCGCTTATGTCCATCAGCACCGGGGCACCGCCGGGGCGGTCAGACGGTCGCTAAGCGCCGTCAGTCTCCCGACCACTGTGATTGAGTGGTGGGAGGATACACCGCGCAAGGATCCCTACACCTTCCGCGTGGAGGTTTACAGCTTACAGGCTGTTGACGAAGCGCTTTACCAGCGCATACGGCGCCAGGTCGATAAAGCCAAAAACCTCCGCAGCCTGTTGACCACTATCGATGTGATCGCCGATCTGGGTGCGAAGGGAACTTATTATGCCGGCGGCGCTGTTACCGCCTGGATTGACGTTGTTATTGAGGCCGGAGAATAACCATGGCTGAGAAGTATTACAGCATTCTGACAAACCGGGGCAAGGAGCTGGAGACTCAATCCTCTGCAACCGGGAAGCCCGTCATCATCAAAGATTTTGTTGTGGGGGACGGGAACGGGCAATCCGTTAAACCGGATCCTGCGCAGACGAAGCTGGTGCGTGAGGTCTATCGCAGCGCAATTTCTGCACTACAGATTTCTCCGGATCAGGCGAACCAGTTTATTGCTCAGCTGGTCCTTCCGGTTAACGTTGGTGGATTCGTAGTCAGGGAAGTTGGCCTGCTGACAGATGCTGGCGAACTGTATTCTGTTGCAAATTGTGCCGCCATTGAAAAGCCTGAAAACGGTGTCAGTGTAAATCTACAATACCGACTTGCGGTATCAGAGACGGCGGCAGTTGAATTAAAAGTGGCTACGGGCGATGGTCTTTTCCTGCGGCTCGACCGAAATCTCGGGGAGATCGCTGAGAATGGCCCAAGTGCACAAAAAAGCGCGCGCGAAGCGATAGACGTCGTCGATGCGACTACATTACGTAAAGGGCTGGTGCAGCTCAGTAATGCTACCGACAGTACGTCGGAGGGGATGGCAGCCACACCAAAGGCAGTTAAGGCGGTAAATGAAGAACTGGCGAAAGTCAAAAACAGTTTAGGGACAGCGTCCGGGAAGGATGTTGCCACCTCTCAGACTGACA